GAAGTGGCTTAGAGATGGTTTAGTCGATAAAGACGAGGTCGCTAAAGAACTTGGCGATGTACTGTGGTATGTAGCTATACTTGCCGAAGACCTTGGCTACCCTCTTTCAGAGATAGCATCTATGAACATGGATAAGTTGACGAAGAGGAAGAAGAACGGTAAGATACGAGGAAGCGGTGACAACAGGTAGTCACCTAATATTAACTATAATAAGAAAGATAAAAATATGACTGAATTTGGACCAACACTCCCTGTCTCGGAAGAGATACATTCCCAGAAGTACCGTGGGAAAAACGAAACATTTACTGACGCTATGACTAGGGTAGCTGATGCACTTAAGGATGATACAGAACACTTCGAGAGTTTTCGTGCTGTATTGTATAATCAAAGATTTCTACCTGCAGGTCGAGTCCAGTCTGCTATGGGTTCTCCTAGAGAAGTTACACCTTACAACTGCTTCGTATCAGAAGGTATAGAGGACAGTATGGACGGTATTATGAGAGCAGCAAATGACGCTGCTCAGACGATGAGACTTGGCGGTGGCATAGGTTATGACTTCTCTACACTAAGACCAAGGAATGCTCTTATAACGTCACTGGACAGTCGGTCCAGTGGTCCAATATCTTTCATGGGTATCTTTGATGCTATATGCAAAACGATCAGCTCTGCAGGTCACCGTAGAGGAGCGCAGATGGGAGTGCTGCGCGTAGATCACCCTGACATAGAAGAGTTTATTAGAGCGAAAAACAATAGCACTGAACTAACTCAGTTTAATATTTCTGTAGGGGTGACTGATAGCTTTATGCACGCTGTCAAACATGACGAAGACTTTGACTTAGTGTTTGGTGGTCGTACATATAAGACAGTAAAAGCTAAGGCATTATGGGATGATATACTTAGAAGCACATGGGATTGGGCAGAACCTGGAATCTTGTTTATAGATAAGATTAACCGTAAAAATAACCTCTGGTACATAGAAACTATCAGGGCTACAAATCCGTGTGGAGAGCAACCTTTGCCACCTAATGGTGCTTGTCTCCTAGGTTCTTTTAATCTTACTAAGTATGTATCTAGAGATAGTGATGGCTTCTGGGCTTTTGACTATGACTTGTTTGAGACAGACATACCTACTGTAGTACGTGCTATGGATAACGTAGTGGACAGAGCGACATATCCACTTGTAGCTCAGGAGAAAGAGGCTATAAACAAGCGTAGAATGGGGTTAGGTTTAACTGGTGTAGCTAACGCTATTGAGGCACTAGGTTACACCTACGGTTCTAATGGGTTCTTAAAAGCTCTTGAGAAGATAATGACAACCTTAAGAGATACTGCTTACAGAACTTCTATTGATTTGGCTAAAGAAAAGGGGTCTTTCCCTCTCTTCGATAAAGTAAACTTTCTCTGCAGTGAGTTTGCACTGACCCTACCATCTGATATAAGACAAGATATTGTTAAGTATGGTATTAGGAACTCTCACCTATTGTCTATAGCTCCTACAGGAACTATTAGCTTGTCTGCAGATAATGTAAGCTCTGGCATAGAGCCTGTGTTCAGTCTAGCATATGATCGAACTATAAACACCTTCGACGGTTCAAAGGTAGAGCGCGTAGAAGATTATGGCTACAGAGTGTTTGGCGTAAAAGGTAAGACTGCTGATGAACTATCTGTCTTTGACCACGTAAAAGTACTTAACTTAGCAAGTAGGTATGTTGATAGTGCTTGCTCTAAAACTTGTAATGTCGGGGACGATGTTACTTGGGAAGAGTTTAAGGATGTTTATATGAGGGCTTACGATGGTGGTGCTTCTGGCTGTACTACTTTTAGGGCATCTGGTAAGCGTTACGGCATACTAAATGCTGCTGCAGTAGAAGATATTGCAGAAGAAGATGAAAAACAGCTTGACTTATTCATCAATGAAGATGTAAAACCACAAGTAGTCGATGGTGGCGCTTGCTACTACGATCCAGAAACTGGTTTAAGGAGTTGTGAATAATGGATCAAGAAATACAAATACCGCTTTATTTAGAGAAGCAGTTACAGGACATAGGCATCATGCAAAGTCCTAAGCTATCTGAGCAGGACGAACTAAAGAGTCCGTACACTGCTCAGTTTAGTTCTTTCGGGTACGAAGTGTACGATGAAGATGGGGATATATTATTTTGATTAGCCCTATGACACCTGAAGAACGTAAGCGTTCTATTGAACGTGACAATGTAAATAACCCTGCTCACTATGGGCAGGGTAACATAGAGTGTATTGAGTATATACTTGACTTCTTGACTGACGAAGAAGTTATAGGTTACCTACGTGGGAATATGGCTAAGTATCTTCATAGGTGGCGCTACAAGAACGGTATAGAAGATCTTAAGAAAGCTCGGTGGTATCTTAACAAACTTATAGAATATGAGGAGAAGGTTATAGAAGGAAAAACATAATGTGGACTGCAGTCCTTGTGCTGTGCAGTTCTCTAGAGTTTAATGATTGTTGGTCAGAAGCTAATAGAACTCTAGTGGACTCCCATGAAAAGTGTAACTTTTTATTGGCAGCAGGTATAGAAATGTTTGAGTACTCTGGCTTATACGTTAAAGATTATAAGTGCATACAGTGGGGTACTAGTACATAAAAAAGGGGGTCTCGAAAGAGACCCCTTTAGTTTTACATAGGAAGTATTGTTAGTATACTACCTTATTTTCTTTTAAACAACCACGACATGCCTTTATATATACCCATACCTATTGCTTGTGGTGTGGGCAAGAGCCATCCCAACAGAAGCAGGAGTAGAACCCAAGGGGGTATGTTAGTGTTGAGGATTCTAATTTCTTCGACCGACTTTGCCTCGACCTCTTTCCGTATTTCTGTTGTAACGATGTCCCGACCTGCATCTTGTTGATTTTGTTGCCCGACCAACTGCTGTGTATTTTCTTTACCTGCGAGAACATTCGCATTTACAGATGGTCCTCCCTTACTTGAGAAAGGATTAAGCATTGATAGAGGGCTACAACCAACTAACAGACTACCTATCAGAAGACTTGCTATAAGATTCTTCATGTATCACCCTTGTAGGAGTCACAGTAGTTCTAGACTCCTTACCCATCCATATTCCAAAGCAACCAGTCAAAGCTCCCATGCACACAGATACCAGACCTGATTGTTGTATTGTAGGATCAGGTAAAGCCATGTACCAATGTACAGCTTGATATGTCAGTATGGTAACTGCCAACATCATTAGCCTTGGTATTATCTTTAATTCATCTATGTAATTAGCTGTTATCTGAACCATCCAGATACCTCCTCGCAATATTCTTATACTTTGTTATTATGACTATCTTTCCGTTATCATCTAACACTATGTATTTATTCTTAGTTTCTATCAACTTCAAAGCAATGCACCGCAGAATTACTGTTAGTTACCATTACTTGAGCTTTAGTTAATTGTACCTGACAATCTTCTTCTGATCCATACATACCTATTTGGTAATATTCAAAATCACCAGTGCTTACTGTAAACTGCATCCAGACTAAAAACCACATTACCACCTACCCTGAGCTTTGCCTATAAGATAAAAGACACCAAGAAGTATTCCTGCTCCTGTGGCAAAGATAACAGCACCAATAGCAAAGTTTATAGCAGCATCTATTTGCTCTTGTTTACGATACAACTCTTGTTTTCTTTTCTTACGCATCTGAGCTTCTATCTGTAGTACTTCTTTCCAAGCACTAGGTCCATATGTAAATGAGATATGATCTTTAATCTCAGCTCTCATTTGCTCCATCTTCTTTTTGTTAGCAAATATTTCTAGGGCAGTTTCTTCGTCACTACCTTTAAATGTTTGCTTCCACCAAGGAGGGTTCTTTTCTCTTTCCTCTAAGTTACTAAAGTCAGAGAACGCCTTGCCCCACTGAGCTAAAGTACCAGACATTTCCTGGATATCTTTGCCAGTAGAAATAGCTGCGCGTAAGGTTTTGTACGCCCCTGTCGCCAATGCTACGCAAGATACTGGGTCCATTACTTATCCCTTAAAGCCTGCTCTATATTGTCTAGCTTGTTAAAGATCGCCTTGATAGTTTCTTTTATTTCTTTCATCTCTCTATCATAAGCTAATCTATTTGATTCATACTGAGCTTGTAGCACTGCGATATCCTTTTCGTTCTTACTTGATTTCATAAATAAAAACCACACAACTGCTGCTAAGGGTGCAGCTAGCCACTGTATTATAAGCTCTAACATTTCCATTACATTAGCTCAAAGTGAGGTGCATCAATAAAAGGTCTACGACCCTGTGATCTACGTAAATCTACATAAGCCATCATAGCATCCTCTGCAGAACCTGGGTAAGATCTAATGTCACCTTCAGACCAAGCTGCTCCCCATTTTATACTGCAACCTACTTCGTATGCAGCTTGCTTAAATGCATCGCAGATATTATCATACAAGTTTAACTCCCAAGATACATCTGAACCTACATAGGCTACTACGTCTACTGCATGACTAAAACCATCCTCTTGTAACAAATGCTTAGACTTCATTGTTTGTGATTTACCAGAAGCTACATTAGCTTTCTGTTGATCTAATGTTCTTATACCTTGCGTAACTCCAAAGTCTACGTCTGTAATTTGTATAGCTCTTTCCACTACACCAGTCATAGCAGGGTGTACACCTTCTAGTCTATCCATTGATCTCTGACTTAATCTAAATCCCATGTCTGTCTCCTTAAGGGCTTGTAGGCCATGTTGGGTTAAGGGGATCAAAACCGTCAGCTTGAGGCATGTCCCTTAATTGTTGACGATATGTCTGCCACTGTGTCTTTAT